ACATAATTTTCACCATTCCTTTCCAAAAAAATAAGAGATTGAATATTCCAACCTCTTACATATTCTCCAAGTAAATTTCCGTTTCCTATGCTACAAAATCTGTATCTGCCATATCAGATAAATTATTTGTTGTTTTAATACATTTAATTTCATAAGATAACCCATTGTTTATCATTACAGCTTTTGCAAGTATTTCAGCTTCTTCTTTATTAAATCCTGATGCAAATACAGTTCTTCCATTATTAAAAGTTACAATATAATGATTCTTTTTCATGTTAACAATCACTCCTTTCTAAATCGCCGTTTCAATATTATCTTTCATCAATAAGTTCTCTAATCGGAAATGGAATAATTGTATTTCTTCTAAATCTTTCCTTATATTTAGTATTTACAAGTTCCTCTGCTTCTTCTCTTGTGTTTGCATGAATGATATCTAAAATTGAACTATCATATTTCCCAACAGCTTCGAAGAAATACATTGTGTTTCCATTTCCGTACTCTTCATATCCTTGTGATAATGGTATTCTCTGAAATCCAGTCTGTTTTGTGTCTGAATTTACTAAATAACATTTTGATTCATGGTCATTTCTAAATTCTATACACTCCTTACTTCTATTTGTCATATGATTTCCTCCAATCTACAGCAAATAGCCGTTTCAAAAATTCTATTTGCCTTTATATTTCAGTGGATATTTACTAAAATCCAAATATTTCGGCTCATAGATACATGGTACATATTCTCTAAAATCATCATAATACCATGCTTTCCATAAAGTTGTACCTTTTTTAGCCAACTCTCTTGTTGCTTCCTGAAATGAATCAGCTAAATCCATATGATACACTTCCATATTTTCTCTGGTACGTTCCAAAATCTTTTTTGGTACTCGTTTTATAAAATCGTTTTCATCAAATACTGTTTGACTCATAATTATTTCCTTCATTTCTAAAACAAGAAATCATCGTTTCATTAGAAATACTGAACATCGTCTAGCTGATTAGGCTTATAAGTTCCGTACATTTCCCAGTATATTCTACAGACATCTTCGTTTACTTCCATGTCAGAAGCTTTCTTTATGTCTAAGACTTCTTTGTGTAAATCTGGATTAAAAACTCCATTAATTGCATCTTCAATATCTTTTGCCCATCCTCTCATAAAGATAGGTGGATGTTCTCTATGCCTAGGTTGCAATATGACGATAAATTCCGTATTACGTTTTACCATAATAATTCCTCCAATCTTAAAATGAAATTGCTATTTCTTATTAAAATAATCTAAAGGAAGATCAATTTCCTTTTCATAAAACTCAAATTGACTTCCATCTATTTTTCCAGTATTTGCAAGTTTCATGCTTTCCGTATCATCTAACCAATGACCTGCATACAATGAATAATAATTATCATCATTAGGTATAGTAAAACAAACATCTACTTGATCTTCCCAGTCAAGAGGAATCTCCTGAATTTCTGCATTTTGTGGAATATTCACTAAATCCATTAGTTTCCGTGCCAAATCACTTTTATTAAGACTTCTACAATCTGTAGAAGATGTAGTACATATTTCATGTACAATTTCCATAAAATTCACAATAATCATCTCGTCTTTTGTCATTTTCATCACTCCAATCTATGCTTCATAATCAAATTCGCTTAATCCACCACTTGCAAATACATATTCTGCTACATCTGGAACAAATATCATAAGATTATCAGGATATTTTCTTTCATCCTTAATTGCAAAATATCCTCTTTCTTTTACATCATCATCTTCAAAGTAATAACCCAAAATCATTTCTATTAAATTTTCCATTGATGTTTTTGGCTCGTATTTCCGTTCTCTGATCCATGCAGCCATATAATCGTAATCACACCATTTCTCTTTTGGATATGTACTATAATCTTTTTCTTCCGTCCACTTTCCTGTCCATTGATCTACCATACTTATACCTCTTTGTAATCTTCCAATAGCTCATTTAAGTTACCTTTTCTCCACCGATGAAGTTTTCCATCGCCAGTATAATTTCTAACAACTCCAACTTTATGACCTGCAATTTTCTGATCGTGCTGTATATACTGACGAACAGAATTATGATGATGTCCATCATTATGCACTTCGATGTATTTTCGTTTATTTCTCTTGTTTTGATATGTTCTTATTTTCATTTTAATATCCCTCCAATCGACACCATCTGTTCTCATCAATCTGTTTCCATGCCGTAGGATTTAAGCCATACAAATCCTTTTTTGAACAATTCATCATATCTTTTTTTGGTATTGAACATTTCTTCGTGGTCTAAATTACCTTTATTTTCACCAGACAGCTTATATAGTACACCATAAGCCTAACTCATTCATTACTTGGTAAATTCCCTTTTGCAATGAAGTACCTACATATTTATCTACATCATCTTCAGTAAAGTTATCATTTTCCTCAAAAATATCATTAATTTTTTGGCACAGATTACTCAACTCTGTTTTCTGTTCTTCTGTTAATTTGTTTAGTAATTCTTCCATTTAATCACTCTCCCTTCAACTCAGCATAACCACCATCGAAATTTTGTTTCCAACTTCTGTATATTCCGTTTGTATCTCTAAACTCTAAGTAATATGCCTCTCTCCAATCCCAAGGTTCTTGCCATGCAATTTCAGCAATCTCACAAACAATTCCTTGAACATGAACAACATCACCAGGTTTTAGATCTCTCATACTAATCACTCTCCTTTTAATGCTTTTTGTACTTTCTTATTGAAATCTCCGTACTTCGCTTTCCATTCAGCAATTATTTCTTCTGTAGGTTCGCCAATCAAGTTGTATCTTTCTTGTCTGTATTCTTCTGGATTTTCACAACACTCCGTTACAAATACTGCATTTCCACTATTACTTGCATCGCAACCAAAACCTCCAGTTGCAAACACAAGCTGATATTTTGCTTCTATAAATTCTGGTTTGAAAAAATCTGGTTTAATTACTACCAACTTACCTTCAATATTGTCGCTTAATGGTTTACATTCGCTTTTATCAATTATTGTTTTCATATTTTGTACCTCCTTCACCCAATCTGGTTCATATCCTCTTGATTCCCACATCATCACATCAACCTTATATCCTTCGCTTTCTGGGAATTTTTCTTTTAGCAATTTATAAATCACTTTTGCTTCCAACGGATACGTAAGATGTCCTTGCTCTGTTGCAAATAGATATTTACCATCTTTTGATACAGTAATTTTTGTATAATCAACCATTTTATTTTCCTCGCTTTCTATCCTAAAACAGTTTTTTCCTTTGGTTTTATTTCCATGCTTTATCTCTTAAATCATTGTAATTAATTTTCTGTTTTACTACCAATTCACAATCATCATATATCTTACGCAACTCAGCAAATAAATCAGCATACTCATTTTCATTTGCCTTACGAGTAGTCAAATAAAATTCATAACTTGCTTCACCATGCTGACCAATATGCATATATGACATAATATTCCCGTAATTTACTCTCGCTTCTGGAAAAAATGCAATCACATCATTATTTTTATTTTTTCGGAAAATTACTTTTACTTTATCCATATCAAGCCACCTCTTTTATTTCCTTTATTGTTTCTTTCCAACAACTATCAATCAATCCATAAACTTCATCAATATCATATCCATACATCTTGCATCCATCGACACAAAAGATTGCATATTTAATAGGAAGCTTAACATCCTTATCCAGTTCTACTTCTAATACAGAACCACCGCCAGACCAAGAATCATATAACCCACACATTGTTTCTTTTCCAATAACTATATAAGATTTTGATTTTTCATTCTTTCGTGGATCATATTTTCCCTTTTCGTCATACTCTTTGTTCTGTAATTCGATTAAATCAAATAAATCAAATAACGGCATTTTTACAAGAAATGTTACAGTTGCCATATGTGATGGAAGATTTTCAAATTCCTGTATGCAGCTTTCAATAAATTTGTCTTTGTTTTTATCTCTATCTACATAATATCCATCATCCCTATGTACCTGTTTACATGCCTTTCTTAATGCAGTTGCTTTACCTTGCGTCTTTGCTAACCAAAGCATAGATGATTCTTTGTCAATACTTCCATCTCCTGAATTTCCATACCAATTCAGAACATTATCGCAAACGCAATCGTAATTCCAATTACCACAATCCACCATGATATTTACTTTGACTTCATTATTGAAATCCTCTGTGTTGTAATAAAAATATGTATTTTCTCTTACATACTCCAATATCTCATCAAAATTATCTGTAAAATACTCTTCCTCTTCATCTGTCAGTTCTTCACGAATATCCTTTTCAAGTTCATCTTCTCCGTACTCCATCGCATAATCCATAGCCCAATCAGCTAATTCATCATTAAATGCCTCCCTTGGGTTATCTTGCTTAAATATCTCTTTTAAGAAACTATCAGAAAGTTCTCTTTCTCTATAGTCAGTATAAATTTCAATGCCACCATCTTCATTTACACCCCACATTTTCTTTAATATTTCATCTATTCTTGTTTTTAATATTTCCATTGTCATATCAATCAACCTCACTTTCATAAGCACTAATGTCAATTCTACCTAACTTAAAATTTAAGTTTTTACTCCAATTTAAACTACCTGACTTTACAGGCGAATCTTCATAATCGCCATAGATATTTGCCTTATATACATTCCATCTTGCACCATCTACATGTAATACTGAATAAATCAATTTGTCGTTTTTATAGAAGTCATAGCAGCTACAATCAATATCAAGATAATATTTATATCCGTTTTCATCCTCTGTATTGATTGCAAAGTCTTCTCTATTCATCCGTGATATTCTTGATTTGCCTATCAGTTCTGCTTTGATCTCGTCTGGAATATCTTCAATCTTGTCTAACATGCTTGAATCAATGAACACAGACTTCTTTTCTTTTCGTTCATACAAATTCGGAAACTTCTTTCTAAACCGTGCTGCCGTTCCGCAAATATATTCATATCCGTTCATTTCGTTCTCCTTCCTAACAAATAAGACAGACACATTTGTTTGCGTCTGCCTTATTATTCTCTGTATTAAACTTCAATAACTTCCCAAGTCCATTCATATTCTCCATCGTAAGATGAAAGATATGCCGAACCATCATCACTAATTGTAAAATCAATCGAGTCCTTATCTTCTTCATTTGCATTATTCATTTCTTCTTCATAAGTATTCTGTGCATCCTTTTCGAGAAATGCATAAGCATCATCCTCATTATCGAATGCATCATGACTTGCAATTTCTTTTTCATGAACTGCATAACAAATTACTACATATTTTTTCATATAAATCACCTTTTACCTTTCTAAAAATCCACTGTAAATTACAATTTCCTTTGCTTTATGGTTGCTGATAAATCCAGTTTCCATGCCTTACCTTATCGCTATCTTTGTCCCAAAAGCCTAATTTAACCATACCTTTAACGCTCCCTGTTCTATATATACATGGGCAGTTGCTTGTAAATCTTTTACCAGTTGCGTTTTCATACTTTCTTGGACTACTGTAATATGCCATATAATCACGCTCCTATCTGCTCCATTGACCAACTTTATTTCCGTTTATATCAATGATGTTTCCGCTTGTTACACCATCTTCAAGTTTTCTGCAAATATCTTCAAGAAGTCTTTTACATTCAATAGCTTCATCAAATTCGCTTGGTTCACCTGTAAGCGGATCACAGAATGCTGCATTACCTGTTTTAATTTCAATTTTTAACATAATTTTTACCTCCTTCCAACCCAAGTACATAACGATCTCTATATCCATTCCAAAAATATGATTTCAAATCTGCAAGAGTTTTTGTACCATTTTTCAGTTCCTCGTAATCTGCCTTTAACATATCTGATGTATAATTTTTATAGCAACAAATACACGAATGAAATTCTTTTTCTTTTTGTGCATACCATCCAAGATTAGGTGGAAATGTTTTCTTTGCGATTGTACGGAAGACAATTACCAATCCGTTATAGTCTAGCAGCTTGTGTTCATCGCTTAAATCTCTAAGCTCAATTTCTATTCCATCTTGTGTAATGGCTTTATCAAGAATTTTCATATTATTCCACCTCCTTATGTTTTGGAATTTCAATTCCAGACTTTATTTCTTCTCTCGCAACAATATATGTTGGAGTTCTTCTATCAAGTGTATAATATTTTTCTCTTATTTTATTCTGTTCTGCACTTGCCTCAAAGAAGTCTTTAGTTGGATCGTCCCAATACCAAACATAATATGTGTGTACAGTATGAGTAATTTCATCATATTTTCTTTTACATTTCATGATGTCACCATTCATCAGGAATGTATCTTCTTCTAATTTAAGACTATCAAATTCCGTTGGTGATACATGATGCTGTTTCTCTTTCCAAGTCCAAATAATGAACTGATTCTGCCAATGTCCTTTAAAAATTTCTGCTCTATATGTTCTCAGATAAGCATATAAATCTGTTTTACTTTTCCATGCACAATCTTCTCCAAAATATACACAAGGTGAATCTTTAGGATTGAATGATATATACTGTTTATCAAAATCCTTTGTTGTGAACTTATATCCATTTTCACTTACAAAAGGATTTTTACTATCTACATATTCCCATAAACTTACTTCTGCTATAAAATCAATAGCACCATCTGCACAGCCTCCACAATTACCCCAATCACAAAATCTCTTTTCAATTTTACCTATATATTTCAGTTCTCTTGTTGGTAAATATATCCATGCTCCACCACTTGTATTACAACTAATTCTGCCTTCGTATTCATGGATAAAAGGTGTATATGGTCGTTCACAGATATAAATTTCATTCGCATCTGCTTTTTCAATATGAGCTGCTCCATAGTAATCTCCATATTCATTTGTATATCTAACGCAATCACCTATACTTGGAGTCTTTTCAGATCGTGTATTTTCTATAAGTTCAACATACATATTTGCCTTATCTACATCGTAATTCATAAGTATATGCGAATCACAAAATCTTGCGTTAATCTCTCTTAATGTATCTATTGTATACTTCATACTAATCAACCTGCCTTTCCATGTATAACAAACTTGTCATAATTCCCTTCAATGCATACCAACATTGTTCTGCGTTCATATATCCAATCAGTGAACCAGTATCTTTCTTTATGTGGAATTGATTGCCACCTTCAATACTGATTACTACAGATATTTCCGTTTTGCTTACTGCATTGATAGCACTGATTTCTCTATCAATCTTTTCGCACAGTTCTTTTTCGCTTTTGCTTAAATATCCTGTAACTCTGTTATCCCATTTGACATTTAACATCTATACCATCTCCTTATCTCACATATGGAATATCTTTTCCATGCATATAATTTTCACCTCTAAAACAATCACCACAGTATTCCCAAATTCCATCATCTACCTTTTTGAATGTAGAATATGTTGTTCTACCTTCTCCGTTTTCATCAATTCTGCTTGAACATGGCTCGCCAATCTGTGAACAATCGCTTCTCATACAAGCTGGTGGCAATAAATCCATAAAGGAATCAATCATATCCTCTGCGAAATACTCACCAACTTCATGTGCATCAAGTCCAAAGTAATGTTCTTTATCTACAATTTCCTTTCCGTTGTACATTTTAGATTCACTTAATGGAACACCATCATATTCGACTTCTTCAATTACCAAGGTATCATTGAACCATGTATATGATTCATAATGCTTTTTATAAACTTCTGCTGCTTTGCGTGTTGGGAAGATTTGCGGATTACCTGCTGATAATCTATATTTTCCTTTGTGATAATACACAACTTCATATCCTTTGAGTCCTTTTATCCATCCTGGAATATCAGTTTCGATTACATAACCTTTATCAACTGACCATTCGGTTGCTTCATAATCATATTCATCTACAGACTCACCAACTGTTTTATGCTTGTAACTTGCACACTCTTCTTTGCCTTTTTCTGTAAGCACAAAATGCTTTCCCTTGTCTGCTTTGTACCAATTATTCCGTAATTCCATAATTCATTTCCTCCTTGTAATAAAATAGGCAGCTAGTAGATTATTCTCCTAACTGCCTTTGCATTTGCTATAAATTTGTCGCATTTCCGTTCTCGTCATATTCAATCGGTGCAATATGAATTGCATAACCGATTTCTTTTTCTTTATCATAAATTTCCATTGTACCACCTGTACAAAATTCAAATGAGAACCGCTTATCATCCGATTCAAGCAATTTAATCAAATGATCCGTGAGTTCGTTTAAGTTCCGTGCATCTTCTTTTGATTTTTCAATACTTGTCATTTTGCTTCACTCCTTTTCATAAATCTCTAACTTATGTAACAAATCAAACATTGCTACATATCTGCCCTGATTCCGTTCTTTGAGTTTATCATTGTCGTTCTGCATTGCATCATCATAATCTTTATTTACTTTTCTAAATTCCTCTGCAATAATTTCAAGAATTTCATCCTTTGTCTTGCTGCATTTATATTTTGCCATTTCTCTTCACTCCTTCCTAAGAAATCTTAGTTTCAATGCCATCTATAAATTTCTTTGTTTCCATTTACAGTGTCAGCAACCAATATGTAATCACCTGTTGCGTAATATTCTCCGGTATACATTGTACGAATAGTATCGTTTATGTATTTTCTAAATGAAAAAGATTTTGCAAGCACCTTTTTATCACAATCCCTTACAATCGCATATGAAAACAAACCTCTCTTTTCCACATGTGAAATACTGGTTTCTCCAAATACTCTAATGTTTGATTTTTTCATTTTTGATTCCTCCAATCTTACTTTGAAATGCGAATTTATTTACTCTGTTTCTACTTCATATATTTTCCAATCAATATTGTATGAATCCGTCTGAATATTCGCATCATATTCATCAATGGACGTTTCATCTCCTTCTTCTACTAAATTCTCATATCTGCTTTTCATTTCATCATAAGCTTCTATATAAGAATCATATGTGTCCGGTTCATTTATATTTTGATTTTCAACCTCTATTAAAATCCATTTACTCATTTCTCTTACCTCCAATCCTATGAAACACGCATTTATTATGCTTCTTTAAACTCCTCTTTTGGATCAACAAACTCAATCTTCTCTACCCAAATCGTACACTGATATTCTTCTTTCAGATGTTTGTACGCAAGTTTTGCACTCTCTTTATTATCTACAGTGCGTAAACACTCTAAACTTCCATCTGTGTTATAACAACCTAATCTGTACTTCATGATTCTATCCTCCTTCTTATGAAACACGTTTTCTACTTCTCCCTTGCTGCATTATTCATAACAATGTCATCAAACCATCTTGCACCAATATGGAATCGTGGCATAACTACAGCCATACTATTTTCCATATCTTCAAGCTTAATTGAAACAATCGTGCAATCATCTGGATATTTATTATTTCCAGTTAACATATATACATCATTCATTGTTTTTCCTTTGATAGTATAAGCCGTTTCACTTTTCATTGGTGTATACTGTTTTATCCAATCAATAAATTCAGATATTGAATCTTCTGCAAGTCCCTCCATTGTAAGAGCTGAACCTAAACTTTTTAATTCTTCTAATGTTGTTAATGTTTTAATTTCCATATTCGCTACCTTTCCTTTCCTTATGAAATATCTGTTTACTCTGCTATTACATTCATCGAGATAATAAAATCCACATCTTCCTACTCATTATCTTTTAGGAACAATTAAATTTCCTGTCAATGTAACTTCGATTCCATTTTCACACTTTCTAAGACTTCCCTTTTCAACCTCAAAGTCATTATATTTAAGAGAAATACTATCTCTCCCATTGTATTCCGCTACAATTTTTCCATCCAACCATACATAAACGTTTTCATTTTCGCTTATATATGATAATAAATCACTTAATCGCATGAACTATACCTCTTCGCATTCTTTTACCTTTTTTAAACTTTCTTCATCTACAATGCAATAACAACCAATCGCATTTCCAACTCTGTCATTATCAATTCCAAGCGATGTAATAATTTCATTGAATGTGCCTTCGCTATAATCTTCCCTGTAAATTTCAAGATATTTCTGTCCTTTGGTTACATAGTTCTCTTCTGTTTTGCCTCTAAAGCAATCTAGTGCATTTTGTAAACAAATTGGTTTCCGTTCTGCATTATTCCAATAAGTGAAATATGTTCCACTTGACCACTGCTGATCTTCTGGTTGTCTTGGATCGTAACCACTAACAACCGCATACTGTGTATCACTTTCGCTTTGCAGTAATGCATGGTCATCTTTCCGTAAAATCTCTATCCATTTCATATTTATCACCTCTTATTCAATCACTTCTACTTCTTCGCTTGATCCAATAAGCATTAAATCTTTCATTGGACAATTTTTGTTTAAACAATCTGCCTCAAATATGAATCCATCATTTGATGTACAGATCCATTCTTCTTTCATATGCTTAAATTTTGTTCCCACTTTAATATTTCTTGTCTGCATAATTTATACCTCCTGCAACTTATTCTCTTTTATAAGTCTTTCACGAACCATTCTGTTTAAGTCCTTATTCACGGTGATAATTTTATGAGAAGTTCGATTCATGTAAATAAAATGACTTCCCTTGCACCGTGTAAATCTGTATCCATTTCTATACAAAATGGGTTCAAATTCTCTCAACTGTTTTGTCTTTCTATATGTCATAATTCATCTATCCTTTCCTTATTATAATGTGTTTGCCCGTATAGTCTGATAGCGCATCTTAGTTTCGCTTTTACCGATGTTTCATTTTCATCACCTCAATTTCTAATATGTTGTTCTCTATTTTATGCCGTCTTTGTCCTTTTAATTGGAACGACTCTAGTTCCAGAAACTTCCCTTGATTGTTCAAGTCCAAGATTTTTAACAACCATATCTTCTGTGTAAAGAGATACAGCAGTTTTCATATCAAGCATTGGATATTTTACAGTTGCCTTTGCCTTTAATCCAACGGGTGTAATCTGTCTAAGTTCTTCAATTAAAAATTCTTTTGTTGTTTTACGGTCATTCGCATAGAGTTTATAAATATCTCTTAATGATCGCATGATATATGTAGAATATCCGTTTGGCTTCCTATCAAATCCAGCTCCTGCACAAATATCAAATACATATTCAGCAGCTTTTCCGTTATCTAACTTGCATAACCGCAATGTCTCTGTATACGAACCAAGAACAGAAGCTTCTCTGTTTCCCTTATTTGCAACATATTCAAAGCCATATTTCTTTCTCATATTCTCCAATGTTTCCGTTGATGGATCATGTAAAACCATCATTGCACCATGCTTCTGAATAGGTGTTAAATCCTTTACATCTCTATTCTGGAATGCGTACATTTCAGCCTCAAATTCAAGGCGTTCTTCTGGGTTGGTTGGTGCATTTAAGATCATCTGTACTTTCAAATCTTTGTATTTCTTTTTGTTTACAATCTGACTTGCAATCCAACGACCATAACCATCTACAATGTATACTTTACCTTCTTCCCAATGCGGAACGCCCATAAGTGGCATAAGTTTCCGTTCGTCCCAATTCCGTACAAGATACTGAAGATCCCTTTCCGTTCTTTCGTCTGTCTGATACCGTGAATCAACTTCCATTAACTCAACAGGAATTTTAATAATCGCAATCTCTTCATTGATATCCGTATACATCTTTGTAAGACCTTCTAATTTGTCTACACTTCCTTTTGATCTCTTTCCTGTTACAACTTCAAACATTTTGCACATAATTTTCACCATTTACCTTTCTTGTTTTAATTTTTTGTATTAAAATAGCGACCACAATTATTTCGCAGTCGCTTTAATTTCATTTGCCTTTACCATTGCATTGTTCATGTCAACGCAGATTCCATGACAAGTTCTACGTTCTCCGCATCGTTTGCATAGTGAAATGAACAATGTTTCTTTAATTTCCTTTGCCATTTAGACCTCCTTATGAAGAAGCATATACTCATTATAATCGCTTTCGCTTGCAAAGAGCATATATCTGTCTTCTACGAAACCCATATAACCATCCGGTACTTCATATCCTTTCATTTATTTTTTCGCCTCTCTTTCTGTTCTCCTTGCTAAATTATTTTCGCTATCTGGGCAAATTCCCATAGCTAATAATGCGTCTTTCGCTGTGCATCCTGTAATAATCGCATAGAATAATGCGTCCCATGATGCTTGATTATCCCGTAATGTTCTTGCCATGATTTTCACTCTCCCTTCTATAACAGTCCACATGCAGATAATAATTTCTTTGCAAATGGATGCTTGTTTGCTTCGAGTTTGCGTTTTAAGTCTCTGTTGTAACGCTCCTCAAAATAATCACGCTCTGACTGTGCGATTTCTGCTTCTGGACGATTATCAATAACGTCATAACCATCCTTTATAATAATTATCATTTGCCTTTCCTCCTTTTGTGCATTAAAAAAGTGATGCTAACGTCTGTGCTAACATCGCTTTACTCATATTATGGGTTTTGATTCCGTGTGGTTTCCGTGTTTCTGTTCGGACTGAATAGATCCGTGATGGTTTGCTTGCCTTTGCTACTTCATAATTACAATAGGTTGCATGAATTTGTTTTGCTTTCTCTGACATTGTTTTTACTTCCTTTCTTATTATTTACCACTCTGCACCGCTGTATCTGACCTGTAAAATAATATCATCAGTTACCTTTTCTGTTCCGTTACTATCTATGAGCATAGATACTACGTCTCCATTTTCATAGTCTTCACAGCCACGAAATTTCCATTTGTTTCCGCTATAATCCTGTACAGTGACAACGTTTTTCTTTTTGTTTACCTTTGTTACTTTCGCTGTCAAAGGATATGTTTTGCTTTCATCTAAATCTTTAAGATGCGGAAGTTTCTCACAGATTTTTGAATATGAATATCCATCTGCCTTATTGAACTGCTTTGTTGTATCGCCAAGCTCAAAGCAGAGATATCCATATTTGTCATAGAAATAACCAGCAATGTCACAGATTGGAATTGCATTTGTGACACTGATCTGCTTTGGAGTTGAGGCATTGACTGTTTGCATTGGTTGCATTGTGCCTACTGTGTAGGATGTAAGGATTGTTGCTGTTGTAAGAATGAGTGATAATAATTTCTTTTTCATATTTATTCTCCTTTTCTGATTGTTTTTGGGTATAAAAATAGCACCCGAAAATTGGGTGCTTGATTGGTGCTGTGTTTTGCAAATTATTCTTCATCAAAATTATAATTTGCGTCTATATCTGCAAACTGCTCGTCATAATACTTACGAGCTTCTGAACAACGGAGTTCATAATTACTTCCGTTTGCTGGATAACCTTCAGCTTCACACTGATCGGCTATCTCTTTGCATTCCTCTCTGTACTGCTTTTCGAGTTCGCAGATTTTATCTATATCTGCTTTTGAATACACTCCTGCTTGTGCCATTGATTGACGCATTTCTTCTATTGTTGGCATAGTGGTTCCTCCCTTTTTACATGGTTTTTAGCTTTTCTTGGAGTTCAGCTATTTGAGCTTCTATGGCTTGTTTTTCTTCGTTTGCCTTGTTATATTCTGCATCTGGTATCCATTCCATGATTTCGCTTGGTTGGACATGGAGATATTCGCAGACTTTATTTAGAGTATCAGTATTCATTGTTTTATTTTGTGAAAATCTTTGAGGCATATTAACAGATATACCCGCTTCGCATAAATCTTTCCATTGCATTTTTTTATCT